AATTATCTGATGAAGAAAAAGAACGTATTCGTCAGGAAGTTAAGCAAGCTATTATCAATGCTTCAAGTACAGCAGAAGCAGGGTCATTGCCCGCAGGTGTTGAACGATTGATTCGTCAAGCTACTGACCCTGTTATGCCCTGGCGTGAACTGATTCAAACTAACTTGACCAGTGCTATTCGTACTGACTATAGTTGGATGCGTCCCTCACGTAGAGGCTGGCACATGGATGCTATCATGCCCGGTATGACTCCCGGAGAAGAAATCGATGTTGTCGTTGCTATTGATATGAGTGGTTCTATCAGTGACAGACAAGCACAACAATTCTTAGGTGAGATCGGTGGCATGATGGATGCGTTTGATGGTTACAAGGTTCACGTATTCTGTTTTGATACTGAAATCTATAATCCACAAGACTTTAATTCAGAGAACATGGATGGTATCGACACATACGAACCCCAAGGTGGCGGTGGTACAGACTTTGATGCTATCTTTGAATACTTGAAGAAAGTAGGCAATGTACCTAAGCGACTGATTTGCTTTACTGACGGTTATCCTTGTGGTAGTTGGGGTGACCCAGATTACTGCGACACAACTTGGGTCATTCATGGTGATAAGAATCCGAATCCCCCATTCGGTACTTACGCAATATATGACGAAAGATAACACGTTATGAGTTGGCTAGATTATATTGTAGTTTCAATTATCTCACTAGGTTTGTTTTGTTTGTTCATCATCGCACTAAATAAGTTTTTAGAGATGATTAAAGATGTTGAAGATTAAATCGCATGAGGAAATTGTAATATACGAAAGCCCGGATGGTGGTAAGACGGTCTACTCACGCAAGAGTGGATCGTCGGATCGTACAATGATTAAAGAAGATACTACACAAAACTATATGACAAAATGGTACGAGTGGAAAGAAATTCTTAAACTAGCAGAAACAGAACCTTCATTAGCAGACGCTATCAACCAAGCAGAAATAGAGTAAACAGTCAACGTGCATATGAGATTTATGAATTCAATAGCACAATGGGATATAAAGAACTCACAGAAGTATTTAATGATGATCCTCAACCGATTGTTGAATGGATTAGAGAGAACGGCAAAAAAGTTTACAGTGACTATGTTAAACAAAATAGAAAGATGATTGTATGATGCATATTGGAACTAGTTTAGGTAGATGTTTGCGTAGCATCCTATTAGGCGAAGTGTCCGAGGATGACGTTTTATTGATTATTACCCGCACTATGACTTCTGATTTAGAACAATTTATTGTTGTGGTAAGACAATACTACGATGAAGGTAATTATACAGCACGACAACCGCAGGATTATGACCTTTCAGCCAAGCCTTGGGAAGAAGTAGAAGCACTTGCAACAAGGTTGTACACTAGTGGCAAAATTCATCAACCTAGAAACTTTGTATCTTTGGGTGACCAGTTTATTCATCCTGATCTACATAGTGATCTTTGGGTAGAAGTATCTCCTAAAAATCGCAACACTACTCCTATGGTTGTTGAAGCATATGAAAAGTATAAGATGTTGGATGCACTAACCAAATGACAGACTATGAAATTGATCCTGTCGTATGGTTTGCTGAACGACAACTTGATTATCCTCCGGTACATTTTGTTACAGTATCAACTCCCTTGAATGAAGAATCAAGACAATGGGTACTGAATAAATTGCGCGGTCGGTTTGCTGTCACAATAGACACAACCGATTTTTTGTTTAACTTGGAATCATTAGGATGTATCAGCTTTGAAGATCCTAAGGAAGCCACACTCTTTGAATTAAAATGGTCTTAAAAAAACTCTCAGTTAGTCTATTACTTTTACTTGCACTATTAACAGGTTGCGGTGGGGGTGGCGATAATAATGCGCCAAATATTAGTCCTCAGGTAGTAATACCCCAATCAGTAACTCAACCAGTACATCAATTTAATGCTCCTGCAATAATTCCTGCAGGAAAGTTACGTTTAGCAAGAATAGATTACAGATTTGATACACCAACCTCTTCTTTAAATAATAAAGGTCACCACACTAGTTCATACAACGTAGTGGCACCCATGATTGATAATATTAAATCTATTGGTTTTAATGGAATTATCTTTACGGTGCAAGTGTCTGTTAATTCAGTAACTGGAAAAATTAGTACAACCGACTCACTTGAATTATACTCTGTCATTAAAACACCTCCCAAAGATTTGTGGAAACTTGTTGATTATGCTAAAAGTCAAGGATTAAAGGTTTGGATATCATTGCAGATATCTGATAGTATTACTGACATGATGTTCACTCCTAATTATAATAACTATACTCGTCAGTACATGTTTAATAATATTATTGAATTTGATAAACCGATAGCCGCTACTGCACAAAAACATAAAGTTGATGGTATCTTTATTAGTGAATGTAATTGGAATATGGAATCTGATATTGACATGCCTTATTGGAAACAACTAGCTGATAGTATTAGAACAGTATTCAGTGGTAAACTTGGATACACTGGATGTTTATTGCATCAAACTAAAATTTGGAATTATGTTGATTATGTCAATTTAATCTTACTTGGTGGATTGTCAAAAACTCCAGTGACAGATTTAAAATCTATTGTTAACTTATATCATAATGATATACACGGCCAAGATCAAGTTGCAATAATAAAGAATATACACTCAACTTATGGTAAAAAAATAATGTTAGAAATTATGCCAAAAATAGCGGATACCGGTGTCGGTATGGATCCACCGGATTTCTATGGGCTGATGGAAACTGGAAATTTGTCAGCTACTAATACAAACGTATCATTTACTAACACTATGCAATTATTAAAAATACAGGCATTTTTTGAAATGATGGGACTAAAATTATCAGACATAACCGATGGGATTATATTGAATGAATTCTCCCCGTGGCTTGAAGATAAACACTTTAGTAATCCAAGTCCAAACAACCCAGTATACTATTATTATGCTTATGGATCTACTTTAGCTAATAATTTAGATGCCCAAAAAACATTAAATTTTTACTTTAGTAAGCCATGGGGTTACGCTACACTACAATAAAAAATATTTGATTGATGAATATCAGTTAAATATCTTTATCATATATGATAGGAGATTATTATGTTTACACGACATGTAGGAAAACAAGGCGACCGCAAAGTTGCAGTAGTATTTCGGGAAGTTCCCGGAGAAGCTCATATGTGTTTGGTTGTTCATACTGAACTATTAAACCAACACATACACGATCCATTGATTCAATGTATCGAAAGTGATATTGGGCAAAACAGCGAACACTTAGCAGATGCATTAAATCGTACCCACACAAAAGACGGTAGAATCATTCTTCAGGTGTTGCACGCCGAAGGTCAATTAAAGAAAGTTCAAACAAGTCAAATTTTAATGACACCATCACCAAATCAATCTATTCGTTTAGATGAGTTGAATACAATTCTTGATGAAATGAAACAAGGTGAGAGTGCAGTTAAGCGTTTGCAAGAACTAGACAACAGCCGCGGAATGCAAGACCCGGCTGATGTAGTTCGTAGAATGCGTGGCAATCAAACCGCACCAGCACCAAAAGGACTACAAGCCTCAGGTGATGCGTTGGGTGATGCGGCAATTGCACAAAATCTACGTCAACAAGCAGCCAAGATGGATGCAGAAGCTAAGGGCTTGTTGGCAGAAGCACAACGGTTACAAAAAGAAGCCGCACAGTTAGAAGGCGTTACTGCCGAGACAACTAAACCAAAGAAAACTACAGCAAAGAAAACTAAAGTTAGTGTCTAATGTCACCAGAATTTATTGAAAAATGGGAACACATCCTTGAAGATGTTGAAAAAAATAAGATTCCTGTTCAATTTATCAAGAAGTTAATTATTAAACTTCAAGGTAAAAAGCAACAGACTATCAACATCGCAAAGTTTTTAGAACAAGGATTGGACCCAGATGAAATAGAAAACGCTGTCAGTCGTAAACTAGATGAACTAGATGATATGATAGTGAGTGTAGAGTTTGTTCTCAATGTGCAAAATATTGCAGACACCGTACAACCAGAAACAGATAGACTTTTAGGTAAACTATGAGAACTGTCATGGTTTAATGTAGTCATTACAAATGAAACAACATTGGGATTATGTAGACATAGGTACTAGTGATTTTGATACTAGTGCAGAACATGCCCCTGCGTATAAGGTATTACTAGTTGAGCCTTTAGATTTTTATCTAAATGTGTTTGCAAATATAGAAAACGTATCACTATGTAATTGTGCGATAGGGTCTCACAATGGAACTATTGATATTTTCTATATAACAGCAGAAAATATTATAAAATACAATTTACCTGAATTTGTTCGAGGTTGCAATAGTGTAAGTAAAACTCACCGATTGGTCGATGATTATCTTGAAGAACACAATTTAAGTAAAGAAATATATGATAGGCGAACAGTACCTGTCATCACTTTTAGTGAGTTATGTTCACAATTTAACATAGGATCAATTGGCACACTAAAATTAGATACTGAGGGGCATGACCATTTTATATTACCGGAAGTCTTTCAATTTGCAAAAAACAACGATATCAAAACTATCATTGTTGAATATCAACTATATGCAGGTAACACTGATGAGTTAGATAGATGGTTTGAAGACTTTGCTACTTTGGGATATGTCACTACTAAATTAGGACTCATTGATATGAAAATGGAAAAAGTACAATGAAACAATATAAAGAATTACTACAAGATATACTAGATAACGGAGAAGTTAAAGATGACAGAACTGGTGTTGGCACCTATAGTGTTTTTGGACGTCATATTCGCTTTGATTTGCGTAGGGGCTTTCCCGCAGTCACTACTAAGAAACTTGCTTGGAAAGCTTGCGTCGGCGAGCTTCTCTGGTTTATTGAAGGCTCAAGTGATGAGCGTAGACTGGCAGAACTTACCCACGGTACAAGTGAAGGAAAGGTTACTATCTGGACCCCGAATGCAGAGGCGTCGTATTGGAAACACAAAGCGCAATTCGAAGGTGATCTCGGACGTGTATACGGGGTACAATGGCGTCATTGGAACAAGTACCGTACAGAAAAAGATATGGGCCAAGCGCACAAAGGTGGCACACGCCTCGCAGTTGACAAGATTGAAGTCGACCAATTGGCAAATCTCATTAAAGGATTAATTGAAGATCCTAATGGGCGCAGGCATATTTTAAGTGCCTGGAACGTGAGCGAGTTAGACGAAATGGCCTTGCCCCCTTGTCACGTTATGAGTCAATTCTATGTCAACAAAAATAAAGAACTTTCTTGCCATATGTATCAGCGTAGTGTTGATGTGTTCTTGGGTTTACCTTTTAACATTGCTTCTTATGCATTACTTACACATCTATTGGCACATCACTGTGGTCTAAAAGTAGGTGAGTTGATTATCAGTACAGGCGACACTCATATATATAAAGACCATGTTGAACAAGTCAAAGAACAATTAACACGTGAACCATATCCATTGCCTACATTGATGTTAAATACACAAAAGAATAACATCTTTGAAATGACAATGCAAGATATACATTTAGAGAACTATCAAAGTCATGGCCCTATCAAAGCAACAATGGCAGTCTGATATTGACCTTAGACCTAAGTATCAGGTACAAATATCTGATACAGGTGAAGAATCAGTATCTATCACTCAAGTAGTTCATACTATTAGAATGGGCGATGTAGAAGATCCTGATTTAATGGTAGCACAACCTATATATGAATGGCAACAAACAGAAGCAGGTAAATGGATAATGGAAAATTCTCTGCCTGCTCCTAGTTGGCATCGCAACCATGACATATACAATTATGGCTACACATATCAGATTAGAGCATATCTTACATCAAAACAAATAACATATTACGAATTGAAATTCAAATGAAAATATTAGTAACAGGTGGTCTCGGCCTTATCGGACACAACGTAGTAGCTAAACTACAAAAACAAGGACACAGTGTTGTTATTACTGATACTCGCACAACTTATGGTATCATCCCGCAAGATGAAATTGATTATCTAATGACTGAACGACTAAAAAAGATTCAGCCGGGGCAAATACACGCTATAGATATTGCCAGTGACAGTATTGATTGGTTATTTGGTAGATATAAGTTTGATATGGTAATACATATGGCAAGCTTCCCTAGACAAAAAGTTGTTAATGCTAATCCTAGACTAGGAGCAAAAACAATGATGGAAGGCTTATTGAACTTATGTGAAGCAAGCAAAAAACATAATGTAAAGAAGTTCATCTACATTAGTTCAAGTATGGTATACGGAGATTTTACTAATGATGTGACTGAGGATTATGATTGTAAACCTCAAGGTCAATATGGAATTATGAAATTAGCAGGGGAACACCTTGTTAAAGACTATAGCCGTCGTGGTTGCTTCACTCATACTATCATTCGTCCTAGTGCTGTATACGGTGAACTAGATGTAGAAGATAGAGTTATTGCTAAGTTTATGCTTACTGCTATGAGAGATGGAACATTGAACGTCAATGGTGCAAATGAGACATTAGATTTTACATATGTTGAAGATGCCGCAGATGGTATCGTCGGCGCCGCACTAAGCGACAACACAGAAAATAAAACATACAACATTACTAAGTCACATAGCAGAACATTGCTTGATGCCGCAAACTTAGCAGTCAAATGTGCAGGTAAAGGTACAATTAATGTCAGAGATAAAGACGCTGACTTCCCTAGTCGAGGTGCATTAAACATTGATGCGGCACGTAAAGATTTTGGATACGATCCTAAAGTAGATGTAGAAGAAGGCTTTGAAAGATATTATGAGTGGCTTAGTAATTCCCCATTTTGGTCTCAAAAGACAGTATAAGAACATAGGTGAAGAGTTGCTTGATGCAACTCACCGTGCCCTTAAAGATGGTCAGCTTGTAGGTGGACATTATACTCGCTCGTTTGAAGAATGGTTAAAGCATCGTACTAAAACAAAGTATGCTGTCACCGTGCATAGTGGCACACAAGCACTTGAGATTATTGCAAGATATAAGAAAAAGAAACACTTAGAGACATTTAAAAATAATCCTAAGATTCGTATTCCTAATTTAACTTATCCAGCAACACTAAACTCATTACTGACTGCAGGATGGGATGTAGATTTAGTTGACACAGATAAGAACGGTATCATTGATGTAGAGAATAGTCTTAAGGGATATACTTGTGTGATGGGTTATGGTGGTCGCAAGCCCTGGCCTATTGCAGGATATGCTAGTGCAAATGCTGTTATAGTAGACGGAGCACAACATTGGTTGGTATGTGACGGTGACGTAGGTAGCGGTATGTCTATCAGCTTTGACCCTACAAAGAACTTACCTAGTTCAGGAAACGGTGGTGCTATTGTTACCAATGATGAACAATTATATTTGTTTGCCGCAACGCATAGAGACAACAACAAGCCTGCGTTCCATGATGTAGGAACTAATAGCAAGATGAGCGAACAAGATTGTGCTCAGATTCTTGTTAGAGCAAAGTACATAGATGAATGGCAAAAGCGTAGAGGTGAGATAGCAAAGTATTGGTGTGGTAAGTTTAAAGAACTACCTTTACGTTGTTTGTCAGATACAGTAAACCCTCATGCACATCAAAAGTTTGTAATGTATTTACCTGATCGAAACAGTTTACATACGCATTTACTAACTGATGGTATTGATAGCAAGATTCATTATAATTATGTACTAGGTGATTTACCAACTACAAAGAATTTATCAAAGCCAGATTTACTTTCTACTAGTGTAATGTTAAGCAGGGGAGTATTAAGCTTACCGATGTATCCAGAATTAACTGATGAGGAAGTGGACTATATAGTAGAGAAGGTTATAAAGTTTTATGAGTAAAAGTTTTTGTATAATGCCATGGAACAATGTTTCAGTCGATCCAGATGGCAGTGTAAAGCCATGCTGTATATCCAGAGATTATATCAAAAAGTCCGACGGTACTAAATTTAATTTAGGTCATGATAAGATAGAAGATTTTTACAATAGTCCTGACTACATAGAAATACGTCAGAAAATGTTATCAGGAGAAACAGTACCGGGGTGTAGCCAATGTACACAAATAGAAAGCTATGGAAAAGAAAGCAAAAGAATAATAACTAATCGTAGATTTGCCGATCAATTGAATCAAACAGAAACTACAGTAAAACCAGACATAGAATATTTTGATTTAAGATTTGGTAATCTTTGTAATTTAAAATGCAGAAGTTGTATACCACTGAACAGCAGTCAGTTAGATAAACAAGTAATTGAACATCCTAAATTAAAAAAGTTTTATCACAATAGTAATTACAATATTAATGACTGGTATGAAACAGAAATTTTTGACAGCAATCTATTTTCTAATTTGAGTCATATAAAATTATTATATATTACTGGAGGTGAGCCTTCTCTTATTAAGAAGAATTTTGAACTATTAAAAAAACTAATAAAAGAAGGGTACAGTAAAGACATTTCGTTAATTATCAATTCTAACTTAACTAATGATAAGTCTGATTTTTTTGATTTAATAGTAGAGTTTAAAAAAGTTAGTTTTTATGCTAGTGTAGATGGATATGATTCAGTACAAGAATATTTACGTTACCCTAGTGACTGGTCGCAAATTGACAAGAATATACAAAAGCTAGTAGAACGACGGGCAGATAATATTGAATTAAAACTCGCACCGGTAATACAAATAGTCAACTTAGGAAGTATAACAGATTTATTTGAATACGCAGAAAAATTCAATCGTCAAGCTGATAAACTAGTAGTAGATGTTTTTTTGAATGTGCTAGAAAATCCAAGCTATCTTAATATACTGCATTTACCAAATGAATATAAGATTGAATGCTGGAATAGAATCGAAACTTGGGTAAATGATAAGTGTCAATATCAATCTGAGTTATTTCATAGCCAATTAGAAACATTAAAAAATATATGCTTTGCTGTTACTGAACATCCGGAAGAAATTGATACTTTTTTTGAATTTAATGAAATGTTAGACAAAATACAACGTACTAGTTTGGCAGATACTATCCCTGAGTTGTATAAAATTTTGCATAAATAACTTTATGTGGATACTATCAATACTACCAGAAGCCGCAATACATATAATCTTTGGATTAGGTATTTTGGGCACAATCGCAGGATTCGTCCTAGGATTCATTCCTTTTGTTAAAACCTATAAACTAGCTATTCAGGTCATAAGTCTGTTAGTATTAGTCTTGGGTGTCTATCTTGAGGGCGGTCTAGCTGACTATAAAGAGTGGGAACTCAGAGTCAAAGAGATGGAAGCTAAAGTAGCCCAAGCCGAAGCAAAATCAGCTAATACTAATGTAGAGATCCAAGAAAAAGTTGTTGAAAAGACTAAAGTAATCCGTGAAAAAGGCCGTGACATTATCAAGTATGTTGATAGATGGAATACAAAAGAAGTAATCAAAGAAGTAGAAGGTCCTGAAAGAATTAGGAGAGAAGAAGTAATCAAGTATATTGAAAACTGCCCTGTACCTAAAGAAATGATTAACATTCATAATCAGGCAACAGAATTAAACAAGGCTGCGGAGGCAAAGAAATGAAATATCTATTAATTTCATTATTGTTTATTGCAGGATGTTCTACTACAGTTCCTGTCACTCAAAAGTTCCCCAATGCTACCCCTGAATTAATGAAGAAATGCGAAGACCTCAAAAAGATTGAGGGTGACTCAGTGGCAATTACTGAGATGTTAAAAGTAGTTGTACATAACTATTCATTGTATTGGGAATGTAGTGCAAAGGTAGATGGATGGCAAGATTGGTATAATGCACAAAAGAAAATTTATGATGGCATCGCAAAATAGTAGCATATTATTAGCACTGTGTTTATTATTGACAGGATGTGCTACAGATAATCACTATCCTACATACGTAGAAGCACAAAAGTCATTAAGTAGAGATGCTACAGTAGCAGAAGCCGCACGTATAGCAGCCTTAACTGAAATGGTTAAGAGTTCAGACAATGAAGTAAAGATACAAGCTATCAGAGCTTTACAAGAAATCCAGCGTAGTAAGCGTCCTATTATCATACAGCAACCTAAGAGTTGGCTTGATAGTAGACGCACTATTATCATACAGCAACCTAACAGTTGGCTTGATAATAGATAAATACTATATCTAGGGATTTTTATGACACAGCAAATCATTGATACAGGCGAAGTGCCAAATGACGGATCAGGTGATCCTCTTCGCTTAGCCTTTGACAAAATTAATAATAATTTTGCAAACTTGTTTGCATTAGCTCCCGCAGCCAGTATTGAGTTAGTTGATCCTAGTCAATTCCCTGATGATAGTTCAAACTCTAGTAATTCAAATTTCTCTGGCAATATTACTATTAATGCCAACAATATCTACTTAGGGTCATCAGTTCCTGCAATACAAGAAGATCCTACTGCGTTAATGTTAACATTTACGCAACCAATTGGACCTTATTACAACCAAGAATATATCAATGTAGGTGCTACACCGAATGACGGGACCGGTGACCCACTACGCACTGCATTTGAGAAGATTAATAATAACTTCAGTAACTTGTTCTATGTCGGAACTGTCACATCTAGCACGTACAGTATTGGACTAACACCTAATCAAGTTGTATTTGAAACTCCAGCTAATATGTTTTCACAAGCAAGTTTCCAAATTAGATCCAGTGATACGGGAACACCCGATAGTCAAGATATAACTATTACTGCACAGATATCAAATGATAGTTCCAATGTAAAATACACAGGATACGGTACTACATTCTTTGGTAATGCATTGACACGCTACAACATGGATGTGTTTGATGGTAATGTTCGTCTAATGGTTAATCCTATTGTAGACCAAGTGTTACTACACTTTATTTCAGCACAGATAACTTTCATTGGTGATACCGAAAACGGATTAAATATTGCATTAGATGGATATACTGATTCAGTAATGGATACCGAAGATGAATTTGAAATAACCACTGAAGCAAGTTAACATGAGAGCTAAAGAATTTATAACCGAGCAAAAGCTACAGGACGTGCATGATGGATTAGATGTAGTAGATAAGTCACTTCCTAATACTTATATTATACCTTCATTACAAAATCAAGACTTTTATGAGTTGTATAGATTTGGTGTAGCAATTGCAGCCGTAAGAGGTGAGAGTGGGATAAAAGATGGGGTTCATAACGGCAATGAACCTGAGTTCAGAGCGGCTAGTACTTGGGGTGAACATCAAATTGTTAGTTCAATGGATTCTGGTGTAGGTGAATTAATTGATAAAGCATTGGCTAAGATAGGTAAGTCTGGTAAAAAATCAGTCAGTACCCCTGGAAGTGATGAGATGGATGACACATTAACACAATCACCAATAAAAGGCTTTAAGGGATATAAACGATGAGAGCAAATGAATTTATATCCGAATCCAAAGTTGGCAAAATAACTAAACATCAACAACAATCTACCCGCGGTTTAAATATTTTTTCAAAGAAAATAGACAGCTATGATAGACAATATGATTTAAATCGTTTAATGATGGCTGTAGCAAGTAGTGATGGAATAAATCCAATCAACATGCCTGCTGAAAGTTGGGTAGGTAAACACAACACTGCACATCCTTACACTAAAGAAGAACAAGATATGCTTAGGTTAGCATATAAAGCTGCCGGATTAGAATACATAGATTTAAACAAAGGTGATTTAGATAGTGAAGAATTGCCCGATACAAATGCTCAAAGCATAGTTAAACCTTTCAAGGGTTACAAAAGAAAATAATTTCACTGTCAGTTTTGAGAATAAGTAATTATATCAAATTACAGGAATCTCAATGATTGACATTAACAACACCCTCGACTTACTCAAGTTAAAATTCTACAACGAATGGTTGTACACAGCACATATCTATGATGAGGGCGTTAGTCCGATGCATGAAAATCTCACCAAAGAGGTTATTACAAAATACATAGACCCGCTAAATTTACCCAAAGATGCTAAAATCTTAGATTTAGGTTGTGGCCCTGGTTACTTCCTAGATGGAATGAAAGAGCGTGAATACACGAATGTTACCGGAGTTACATTAAGTCCTGGCGACATTCAAATCTGTGAAAGTAAGGGTCATAAAATTGCAAAATATGATTTGAGTTTTATTCCACAACAAGACGGATATTTTGATGAAAGCGTAGACTTCATTTTCTTACGTCACGCATTAGAACATAGCCCATATCCTATCTTTAGTTTGATGGAATACAATCGTCTATTGAAACAAGGCGGCAAACTTTACATTGAAGTTCCTGCTCCCGACTGTGACCGTAAACACGAATGGAATTTGAATCACTATAGTATTTTTGGCGAGCAACAATTAGCCGCATTAATCACACGTTGTGGCTTTAATATTGATGTGTTCAATAACTTAGCTTTTGATATTCAAGGTAAAAATGAGCAAGGTGAGGAATATACAGCAAAAGAGAAGTTCTACTGTATTATGGTCACCAAAGCAAGACCGTTAGACATTAAATAATGTTTGATGAATCGTTTTTTTATTAATTACTGCGTTGGTAGTAGGGGTGATTTTTTAACTAATTGCTTACGTGATGTAGAATATGATTGGGAGTTATTAGTCGATTTAGAAAATACTCCCAAAATGCCTCCACCATTATCATACTGTGTAAAAACTCACGGAGATATTAAAGATATCTTCACTGAGATTGAAGATTTTCCTAAAAGTTATGATTCTTGGAGAGATTTATTTGACACTGTTAACTCATTTAATTTAATAAAACTTAAAATAGTAGCTACCTCTATAGAAGAATGCATAGATACTGTGTGGTTTGCATATAGCAAAACTCTTTTAAACAATAATAGATTCAGTGTTAAATTATCTCCAAATGAAATTCCCACACCTACTGTAGAATACATATATGAAAATATGGATACTATTATAGGTAGTGCGTTTTTTGAAGTTGCATCAGTACAAGAACTTGACAAAGATGTTCAACACGAATATGATTATATTATAAAATTCAAAGACCTATTTGACGTTGAATACATCAAAGATTTGTATAAAAAAATTAATGGTAGGGATATGGATTATGCACGTAGTAAAGCAATAGAGAAGAATATTGAAATGCAGTATAGACTTAGTAAATCAGAGTTTTATCCTATGTTCAAAGATAAACTTTCTATAATACATACTTTGTTTTAAACTAAATACTCTTTATGAGTAATGCACCATCACTAGTAAAGAATCCCTATACTAAAACAGTTTTCAAAACTGATAAAGAACTACAGGATTTTATTAAATGCTGTGATCCAGATACAGGTTATCTATATTTTATGGATAACTTCTTTATGATACAACACCCTACTAAAGGGAGTATGGTCTATCATCCTTGGGCTTATCAAAAACGATTGATTGAAACATATCACAACTATCGTTACTCTATTAGCTTAATGCCTCGGCAGTCAGGTAAATCAACTTCATTAGACTTTGAGAACGGATCTCGTATAGTTTCAGCTACTACAACTGAAAATACAGGTCGTGGTATGTCTATTACACTATTATACTTGGACGAGTTTGCATTCGTTAGACCAAGCATCGCTAAAGAATTTTGGACAGCTATCACCCCAACACTATCAACTGGTGGTAAAGCAATTATTACAAGTACTCCAAATAGTGATGAGGATCAGTTTGCCTTCATTTGGAAAGGTGCTAACAAAACAGAAGATGATTTTGGCAACACTACTGAAGTAGGAATTAATGGATTCAGAGCATACAGAGCGCATTGGAGCGAACAACCCGGCAGAGATGATAAGTGGGCAGCCGAAATGAAATCACAGCTTGGTGAGGATCGTTTTAACCGAGAGATTGGTTGCGAATTTATTATTGCAGACGAAACACTTATTAATCCAAATACATTGATAGCTATGGAGGGCATCGAACCTGTTAGTCGTATTGGACAAGTTCGTTGGTATGACACTCCTACCAAAGGTAATATTTATTGTGTAGGGTTAGATCCAAGTTTGGGTACAGGTGGTGACCCGGCTGCTATTCAAATCTTTGAAGCAAATACTACTAAACAGATCGGTGAATGGAAGCACAATAAAACCGACATTCCAAGTCAAATCAAATTATTGTCTCAGATTAACAAGTACATAGCAGAATGCACCGGAGAACCTAACAACATCTATTACAGCATTGAATGTAATGGTATCGGAGAAGCCGCCATTGTCTCATTAAATGAATATGGTGAATCAGGTATCCCGGGTATCTTTATCAGTGAAACAGGCAAAGGTCGTAGAGGGTTTAATACAACTAACAAGAGCAAATTGGCAAGCTGTGCTAAGTTCAAAACACTAGTTGAAAGTAAGAAAATGACCATAAATAGTCGTAGTCTTATCAGTGAATTAAAAGCATTTGTAGCACACGGTGGTAGTTATGCGGCTAAAATTGGTGATACAGACGATTTGATTATGGCAAGTTTATTGGTAACACGTATGTTACAGCAATTAAGTGATTATCATTTTGATTTAGAAAATCGGATACGTGACCACGATGAATTTGTCGCTCCTTTACCGTTCTTTGCGGTGATGAGCTAAGACAAAAAAGATAAATACTATTATGCCAAAAAACACAGAATCATTAAACCGCACATTATTTGAACTATTGCATAGCAAAGGTCTAGATCCTACTATGTTAAGTACTTCAGGTAAGGAAATTCCTACCCCTGAGGAAGCAGAAGTGTTCCAATTCAACTTTGTCAAAGACGGAGAAGACTATGGAACAGTCACTATTTCTATTGACGGTTTACATAAATTAACTGTTTACTTTAGTGATGAGGTTGCTAATAGTGAAAAAGAAGAATCAGAATCAGATGATGTATCTTGGTACCAATTATTAAATCAATTGAAAAGATTTTCACAAAAATATCAATTGAGTTTTGAATTACGTAATGTAAGCAACTTAAAGCACGACATGGCAAAGAGGGAATATATGAAGAAAAAAGAATCAATCGCAGAAGGTTACTACCCAATGGGTAAAAAAGCAAGTTACAGTGATGCTGTACCTAGCGTAAAGATTGTGTTACAACATAGTCGTCAAATTGAAGAAGGCGAACAACGTTATCGTAATGTTGAACGAATCTTCCTAGAAAATGAACAAGGTGAAAGATTCCTAGCACCTACAATTCGTCCTGGCATTGCACGTGTATATGCTAGACACATTGCAGAAGGTGGTATGCCACATGATGATCGTTGGAATCACATTGGTAGCTTGTGCGAAGAATATTCAAAGATGGCAGGATTCGTTCGTGCTACTCGCAATGGCCAATTTACAGAGTCAACACAGAAATTGATTGCTGAAGGTATTAATCATTATCAAGCATTGCGTGAGAGTTTAGGTAGACTAGCCGGTCATCGTGGTTACAATGCATACTTTGAAAGTTGGACTCCTCCATTAATGGAAGATGAAAGTGACATGAGCAATATCAACGAATTGTTTGTACAAGAAACAGTTGATCCACGCATTGAAAATGTAATGCCAATCTTATCTAAACTACAGAAGAAGATTAGTGAAATGTCAGAAGTCAATGAGTTGAGTGAATGGGCAGATAAGTTAATTGAGGGCGATGAAGATATTGAAGATAACGAAGCATCTGATGCAATAGATAACGCTGAATCAGAGTTAACAGAGGCTCCTGGTGCAGAGACATTGGCACACAATGTAAGAACAGATGCCAAAAACATGAGAGCATTTGATTTAGAAGAAAATGAAGAACACAATCCAGTAGCCGGTGCTATTACTCGTAGAATTTNNNTTGGAAGCACACACCACAACAGGGTGCATATGGTGATCCTACCGATCAGTTAGGAAGACCTTATAACCAAGCTCAACGTGATGAACTTGCTGCCTCAGTAAAACAGAATAGAAAAGATAATAAAGCATTTAGCGGCGGCCTCCCAACAAAAGGAGCTGACTCGGCTGCATTTGGTTGGGATGGTGTTTGGAAAGCCCCTGATGTTAAGAACACATCAGTTAGAGCACAACAAGACACAGGCACAGATAATCCTAAAAAATGGAAAACACTAGCCAGCGCAGGTGATGGCAAAGGCATTGCCGATGAAAGTCTAGGAGACATGGCTAAGAAAGTATTTGATAAATTAGGTGGCGGAAGCGATGAAGATTTATTAAAAGACTTACAGAAAAAAGCTGGTATCCCATCACATGCACAACATGGTAAACCTAGCATGGCTCATTCTGAGGTTGAAAAAGTAGATGAAGTAGATATGGGTCAAGCCGATAGTTCATTGAGAAGTGAACCAAAACAAAACAATGATAAAATGGATCACTTCACTGCGTTAGGCAAAGCATCAAAGAAAATGGGACATGCTCATTATATGGATGTACCTGATGACAAACTTGAAGCACTTAAAGCAATGGTTAAGAGATTCAGAGCCGGTGAAGAAGTTGATGAAAGCGCACTACAAGCATACTTAGGTGACAAGAAGTACGGTGAAGATGGTATGGATGCACTACGTAAAGCTGGTCAAGAACATGCTAGCGAAAAAACAATGCAAAATATTCGTGCTCAATATAGCGATAAAGAAAAACCTGTAAAAGAAGACAATGGTGATACTGAAATTCGCCCAGGTATGAAAGTATCTCAAGGAACAGTTGTTAAAGTAAATGGTAACACAGTCACAGTTAAAACATCAAATGGTGATATGATGACTATGAACATGCACGATGTAGACCAAGCTGTATCAGAAGGTGAATTTGCAGGTGATTATGCTACAGGTGAAGCAGGTCAATGGCGTAACAAAGGTCCTAAAGCTAACAAGCCAGCAACGATTGGTGACTTAGTTGG